CATGGTCGCGATCCGAGCGGCTAGGTGTTCCTGATTGCCTTCAGCCGCTTTCCATGTGTTGGTGATCGTGTGATACGACGCCAGGCGCACGCAGATGTCTGCGGTAAGCTCTTCGCCTTCCGTGTTGTGCCATTTGATTTGGCGCTTCACGAAAGGCTCGCTTACGAAGGCGCCTTGAGCAACGAGGTCTTTAAGGTTCAAGGACATTGATTAGCTCGACGACTTAGGAATGAGGACCGGTTCGCCCGACACTTGAATGCCAACGGTCGAGGTGACCATGGTGTTCAGTGCGAAGGTGAATGGATAGCTGTTCATGTAACCTTCAAAGGTCAGCCAGCTGCGGGTAGGCGGCAGAACGAATTCATCGTCGCCGTTGCTATCGGTGCCGGTGGTCGGAGCTGCGGTGCCATCGGAGAACCCGATCGCCCATTGCAGGGTAACGCCGGCAGTCTTCAGCTGGTGCAGACGGATGTGGTTCACGTCAGCCGGATCGAACTGCAAACCGAAGGTAGCCGCACCCGGAGTGGCCAGGCCAGCTTCGTAGGTGCGCGACAGGTCGTTCAGGCAGGTCGTTTCGATCTGGTCGATCGCGGTGTCAATGCCGTCGATGGAGGTGATGCAACCCACGTCCAGCAGGGCGCCGGTATCCGGGTCGATGGTATACAGGTCTGTTCCCTGGCTCTTGATGGTCATGGGTGTTGCCTCATGGAGTAATGAACGTTCGACGGAAGCATATCACGCGCCGGGGGTTTCGCAAATCAGGTCCGTTCGACCAGCCAGTCAAGATCGAAGCTGGTGCGGTAGAGCAGTGTTTCTTCTTCGCGGTCTGTACCTCTGTGCGATGTGACGTACGAGTCGAGTTCGATCGCGTATCGGATAGCTTCAGCCGCCGCAGTGCTAGACGCTGCGGTAGATCCGTATACGTCCACTTGGAGACTGGCGCGATCAGCGTCAGGCCGACAGTTCAGCATGTTGAACGGCGAACCGCCGATCCACTGGTAGACGGCGTAGGGCTTGGCGACGGATTGCGGTGCAGCTCCAAAAGGGTAGATCCGCGGTGACGCACCACCGAGAAGCGCTTGGACGGCGGGGTCCGCTTTGCAGACCGTGTAGAAAGGTACGTCCATCAGTTGAGCCCTAAGTCAAGTAATTTGAATTTTGCAGCACTCAGAAATTCTTGGAACACGGCTTGGGTGTTTTCGTTGAGCGCTCGGCGCATGGGTGCGTACGCCCTGATGTACCGGGTGCCCAACTCAAGATGCTTCCAGTAATAGGTGTTGCCGCCCGCTACGCCTTTCCTGCGCTTGCGCACCCCTACGGATATTTTGGTTGAGCCGGTTTCATTAAAGAACTTAGTGTCTTCGATCAAGGCCACGTTCTTAGAAATATCCGGGAAGGTGGACGGGTCGTCGATCTTGTCCCAATTCGCTTTGGCCGCTTTAAGAACGATGTCCATGGCGTCTTTGGCGGCCGGCACGACAACCTGGCGCTGTAGCTCCTGCGGCAGCGTCTTGAAAACGCGTGACAGCTCTTCAGCACCCTTCAGTTTGTACGTGATCCAGTCGGCCATGTCATCGCCCTCGGTTTGCCGGGAGTTTATCACAGGCAAGAAAAAGCCGCCCTAGGAAGGCGGCTTCGTACAACACCGAAAGATTTGGGCTTCTGCGAGAGGCCTATCGGTTAATCACAGGGAACGCTTGGCGGATTAAAGGTTATCAGGATAACCGTTTAAACGCAAAGGACGCGATGCCTTCACGGCCAAGTTCGGTTTCCGCCCAGTTCACTTCGACGCACTCGAAGCCGTGAATACCGCACCAACGGATAAAGCCCTGAAGACTGAAGTAGTGGATATGCTCGCCTGGCTTCATGTGCTTCGACTCTACCCACTCACTGGCTGTCTCGCAGATCGGGATCGAGACGAACAGCCATTCCTTGACGCGCTCCAGAAGCTTTTCGGGTTCCGGGATGTGCTCGAGGCTATCCCAGCATGTAATCGCCCGAACCTCTTCGGAGCCGTACGGGTCTTTGTAGGCGTAGATGCTTTGCAGCCAAGAGATCGCGTCCGGGCAAACGTCATAGCCGCAGCCTTGGGACTCCTCGACGAAGCGTCCGCCGCCGATGCCGATATCAACGACTTCAGCAGGGTTGATGTACTTCTTGACCAGTTCCACCCGCGCTTTGGTCAGTAGGCCCCCCATCTTGGTAGCGTCGAGCTTTTGGTAGTTGGCGAAATACTCGCCGCCGTACAGCATCGCTGGCCGAGTATGGAAACCCTGTCCCTTTTCAGGAGACCACAGGAAGGTGTCGGTCAGCCCACTCGGTAAGCTTGGCGTCATAATCAGAAATCCTCTTGTCGCAGCTGTGGTCACGAAGACGGCAACGGCAGAAATTATTAGGTACAGCGAAAGTTATCATATCGTTCTGTGGAGCGATTAGCTCCGGCGCATTAAAGCCCCCCTGGCCACCGCATACAACCCAAGCTTTGGTCTTTAACGCCAAGGCTGCCGGTACTATCCACCCGATACCTCCTATCAAAGCGCTGGCGCCCTCAGCAGCTCCTAGCAGTTCAGTTACGCTAAGCTCCCCTGATAGGTAATTAATATCGGCTTTCGGCAATTCCCCTACCGCCCATTCCTTCCCGGCCTCAAGGTCCGCTACTAAGATCGTGAGATACCCCCTACGTTTTGCCTCCTCGCACGCGGCGGATATGTAAGAAGGATCGGGGTTTCTAGCATCCGCTCTCCATTCCGCGCGAACGGTAGCCGGCCTGATTAAGACGTAGGGCTTGTCAGTCGGGCGCCAAGGGAAACTAGGGACTTTAAAGGCTCCGAAAGGTTTTCCGAATCTCCGTCCCATCCCTTGGAGGATTCCTTCCCCGGAATAAGCTATTTGCAGGATTGGCAGCCCCCGAGGTTGGGCCTCCCAGCTAGTCAGGCGGTCAACATTTTTCTTCTGGGTCCGTAGCCGAGTATCGGGGCGGACGAAATGAATGCCTTCTACAGCGGAGTAAAGTTGCGGCCATGGGGTGTTTATGTAGATGGGCCGTTCCAATTGGTCTACAAAGGCTAATTGATAAAGATTATCACCTAACCCCGCCATCGAACTAACTATTGGCATTCTGCCCGTCCCAACGATTATTTTTGCGGATGTTATCCAGGGCCCAGAGCGGCTGCAAATTCGATAGCGCCCAGCATTATTTTATCACGGAATCTGTATCGACCGTAAAATCAAAGGACGACACAGGGCGCACGTGGTCTATGTGCCATTCGCCGTAGTTGTCCCATGTCATGCCGGTGGTGAACTGCGAAGCCAAATGCGCCTTGAGATCTTCCATAGAGTAATCTAGAAAATGGTTCCAGCTCCTGTTGTTCTTATAGCGCTTCAAAGCGGCGTACAGGCGGTTACCCATGTTCCGCCCGATCTTGAAATTAAGGTCAGTTCGCCGGCGGTGTTTAAGGTTAGCGCTCACGGAATCCTTACTACGTAAAAAGTCTCGATAACGCTCCGCTTTTAGCACTTCCGGTTCTGTTATCTTTCTGCGTTCCCGGCGCTCCTTCGCTGTAGCTAGGTTCTTAAGACGTCTAGCTTCCATTTGTTCGCCATAAACTTCGGGATTCGCGAGCATCAATTCTCGCCGGGCATTCTGAGTAGTATTGCGCTTTTCTTTATTTTCAGCAGCCCATCTCCTACCGCGCTCGGCGTTGCAAGATTTGCATTGAGGGGTCAGGCCGTAGGATGTTGATTTGCTTTTAGAAAACTCGCTGAGCGCCTTAAGTGTTTGGCACTTCTTGCAAAATCTTGTTTCACTTGTCATAGAAGCTCTCCAGTCTAGAGGCAGTCGAAGGATGTTGCGGCAAGCAGTGACTAACTGCCTTTCGGGTGCCCCCTAGCCGCAACGTAACTCTATCAGATCTTGCCGCAAAAAGAACCCTGCCGAAGCAGGGTTAAGTGAGGGCACGCACGGAGAATACGCCCGGGAATTTTTATCGAGGCTCCCGGTCCTCTTTGCGGCGTTGGTTGATCTCACGGCAGTTTGGCCTTCGCATGCTGCCTCTTGCTTTTAAACCTGAGTACAAGACTCGTGAGCTACCTACGACCCAAACTTTAGTCGCGCACATCACAAGTGTCAACAACCTTTTGCAACTCTTTTTCAAGATGTCCGAGCCGGTAGCATTCCAGTGCCGTTTCACGCGAGCAGTTGACCACCTTTTCGCGCTGCGGCAGCCGGGCGTGCTGCGCCGCCCATTTGCGGCACCGGAGTTCGTCGGGGTTCTTCGTCGTTGGATGATCGCCATGCCAGTGCGTACCGTTGGATACGGTGCAGTCATACCCAAGAAGCAGGACGCGTTCCGCACCGAGCTTGAAGGCCAGTTCAATCGCTCTGAGGCCACTGTTGTACTCCCCATAAGCCTCGTGCCAGTTCAACCCGTGCTTAGCCACTGCCTGGCGCGTACAGCTCCAGCGCTTAGGCCCTGAGGGCACCCACTGGACATTCGCGTCCCACCACGCGAGATCCCCTGCATAAAGGTGATCGCACCACGGCGCTAGCTGCCAAGAGTTGTTCACGGCGATTGTGGGAAGCCCGGACAGCCGGACAAGTTCGCAGTCGTGCTTAGTCAGGCTTGGGCCGGAGGCGATGCAGACGAAGGTGTTAGCCCTCATTGACGCCGCGCGAGCAGGGCGCCGACACATAGTCGCGCCCGCTTTCCTGATCCGGCAGCCACGCGTGGACGTTGTAGATATCGCCGTTGTGCAAAATGCGTTGCTTGGCATTCAGGCCGGGGCGCTGGCGGATCACGATGCGCGCGATGATCTCGGATTGAATCGCCGCAGCAGCCAGGAATTCCCGACCACTGGCCGGAGCAATACGCGCTGGCACGTCGGCGAAC